TTGATTGGTGGATCTGTAAGGAATATTGAACTTGGTAACGTAACAACTGCATCACAGAATATCAAGATTGGTAATACCAGTACTGATAGTGAGATTACTATAGGTGATAGTGTTGATGGATCTAATTCTAATAAGTCTAAGTTAACTCTTGGTGGTGCATTCGCAAGCACTGAGTCTGACTCATTTGTACAGATTGATACTAAGGCACTTAAGGTTGCTGGTGATGCAATTTTTGGTACTAGAAGAGGATTAACTGATAGTACTAAGTTTGAGTCTCCTTCAGGAACTTTTGATTTCTTGTCTGGTAACAGTGCTACAAGCATACTCAACTTTGCTACTAATGCATCTGAAATTACGATTGCTGGTCAGGGTGGTACTACTACAATTCAGAATAATCTTGTAGTTAATGGTACTTCAAGATTCAATTCTGATATGACCCTTTGTGGTGGATATGCTTCATACTCATTCGTTGGATTGAGAGCACAAGCAGGTACTGCAATTGAATCACACGCAAGTGGTATTTTAGGTAACAACCTATTCAATAAGAATGTTGATTTGATTACTGTCGCTGCATTTGCCGAAACAGCAGTAACAACAGGTGAGTGGAATAAGATTGATACTGGTGCTCTTGGTGACTGGGGTGGTAATGCAGGATCAACAGGTTATATAAACTATCAGGCTACTCCTCCTGGAATGCCTGTTGCTGACTTCCCAGATTTGGCAGGTACTAATAAGTACTACTTACCACTCAAGAGAAAACCTTTTGATGCTCAAGGTAATCAGTATTATACTGAGAATGATATTCTTCTCATTGATACTGTTGAGGCAGGAACAGAACATGTTGAATTTGTTAAGGTTTCTCGTCTTGTTAAGATTAATGATGCATCAGATCATTGGATTGAGGTTGAGAGAAATCCATTTGGAACATTTGCTCCAACAAGTACAGAACATAAGGATGAAACTGCTATCTTCAAGTGTAACGTACAGTATGATTCTACATGGATTACTCAAGCAATTGATAATTCAGGTACAGAAGATAATGTTTATCTATCAACATTTGGTGGTAGTTTAACAGGTAGGACAGAAAGACAAACGGTTGGCAATACTGCTTACGTTAGTGCTACTGCTCCAGGTGACTATGTAATCATCTCACGTAGAGATACATCAAACCCTGCTAATGGCATATTTGATGACGGTGAAATTCTTGAACTTAAGAATTCTATAACTCAGGTAGCTAAGTCATTTAAGATTAAGAAGGATTGTGGTGAGAGTACTGAGATTACAGTATTTGAAGTTAATTCTGTAACTGGTGATGTTACTATTAATAATAACACAACTACTGTTAATGGTACATTGAATTTGGTCGGTGCTTGTGGTGGCACAGCAGGTATATATCCAAGTCCTGATCCAACAATAGATGATCACTTTACACTCAAGAATGCTCTTGGTGTAGTATATGATGTCAACATGTGTAATGGTGATACATTGATGGGTAGTACTCAAGGTACTGTCTTTGCACTTGCTGATCATTGGGGTTCAACTGCTGTTGCACACACAACAACTAGTGTAGTCCAGACATACAGATATGATAAGTGGACATTACAGGCTGATGGACCAATAACAACTGCATCTGCTCCATTCTCAGAGAATGATACTTCAATTCCTATTGCTGGTAATGTTGCTGCATTTAGTGTTGGTGATCTTGTAATGATTCAGGATGGTTCCAATGCTATGGAAATCATTCAACTTACTGAAGCTGCTGTTCAAACAGGTAGTCAGTGGTATTTGAAAGTTCCAGCTAACGGTGCTTATCCTGGTGGTGGTAGACGAGTAGAGGGAACTACTTCACCAAATAATTGGGCTTCTGGTGTTCAAATCAGAAAGATTAGAAAGTATGTTAATACTACTACACTTGCTACTGCACTAGGAGCAACTAGAACTCAGGTAGAGTCTCCAAATACTAATTCTAAGAAGATTAGAGTGAAGTTAATGAACTCTGATCTGATTGCAGATAAATTGGATACGGATCATTTCTTCAAGATCACAACTGGTAGTGATATTGAGTGGTTCATGGCAGATAGTATTGATGGTAATGCTGCATCTGATGGTACTAAGTATGCTAAGTCAAAAGTAACTAGCACAAATGCTGATGGTACTGTTAATAGAGATAAGTATTTTGGTGGTGGTGCATTAACTATTCACGATGACTTTGAATTGTATAGTGGAAACTTCAGAATGTATGGTTCTGATGGTCAGACACTTCTGTTTAATGTTTCTAATGATGATAACCATCCTTCTGATCCTGCAAGTCTTGATGAGAAGACAGGTACAAATGGTATCTTCTTCAATGGTCAAATGAAACTTCGTGGTGATTTATTCATTACTGAAGAATCTTGTGAATCAAATGGTGTTTGTTCAGTTGATACTAAATTTAAAGTAGAATCCACAACTGGTGATTTATCAGTTGGTTCCATTCCTGCTATTCAAACGCCTCTATATATTAAAGGTAGACTGGATCAGTCAGATACTGGTTCATCATCACAACCAATATTACATGTTGATAACTTAGGTGGTGCTGGTTCTGGTGGAACTGCTGGTCCTAAAGACTTCTTGATTTATCAGGATGGTTCTATTGATGCATTTGGTATTAGTAGATATTGGACAAGAAATGGTGGACGTAGATATACATATGTTGAGCAATCAGCAACAGGTATTGGTCAGACACAGGCAAATCCATTACAACCAAATAATAATTATCTCTTGAATAATCCTTCAGGAACTAACATGGTTCTTTACCTACCAGCAACTGCTGAAACAGGTGATGTTATCAGGTTCGTTGAGGTTGCTGGTACTGCTACTTACAACACAAGTATCGTTATAAGAGCACTTAAAGTTAATAACTTAGCAGTTGCTGTTCAGGGTGATACGACTGGTAGTAAGATTCAGGCAGGTGCTGGTCAATTGACTGCTGCTTGGGATAGTGGTGAAATGATTGTTCAGACAAGAAACGCATCATTCGGATTAATTTACGTGGGTGCAACTGATGCAGCAGGTGATCCTAATGCATCATCAATTCCAAATAACCTTCGTGGTTGGTGGTTAGCAGAGCTCTAATATGGCACAATACTACAACTCTATAAAAACGATGAAGACCGCCCGTATCGGAACAATACTTCCGTGGGGTGGTGACGGTTCTCAAGGAAATACAGCAGCAAATATTCCAAAAGGTTGGGAAGTTTGTGATGGTCAACAAGCAGATGCCAATGATTATCCATTATTATTTTCTGAGATTGGTAACACTTATGGTGGTACTGGTGCAGGAGATTTTCCTAACTATACAGGTATATTTTACTTTCCTAAATTGACCAATAGAGTGATGGTTGACCTTGAACCAGAGTATCTTGATGATGCTAAGTATCAGTATGGTCAAGGTGATGTTAAGAATGTTGTTGTGGATGCTGTAGGAACAAAATTTGGTGATTTTATATCTGGTTTTGGTAGAGATAAGGTAATTAAGAATAGTTGGTCTGCTAATGCGGATATAGATTTTAGTTTATCAGATCCTAACTTAAAATTATCTGGTAAGATTACCAATATGAGGATTACTGATCCTGATTTCAGTGCAACTATAACAACATTAAATAGAAAATTAGGTATTAATCATACTCCAGGTCATAGTCATCCAGGAAATTTTCAGTCTGCTACTAGTAGTTTCTTTGGACCAGCAATTTTTTCTGCAAGTAATGTTAACGTAAGTGGTAGTACAGACCATCCAGTGTGTTCTCCTGTTAAATCAACAATGCATACCTGTGCATTAGATCCTTCTACTTCAGCTGCAAATTCATGGCAGCAAGGAAGAACATTATTGGCTTATTATGGTGATGAACAATATGAACATACTCTTCCTTCTGGAGATAAGTTTCATGATTTTGTTAGTGATGCTGGAAAGGATTATTGGTCACAAGTTCCTGCACCAGATTGGCATAATGGTACACCAACAAGAAATAGTCCTCAAGCAGGAGCTCAAACTGTTAACTTTACTGGAAATATAGGAACTAATGCTTTTCCTTATGAACCTGATAAGAATCACCAAATTCCAGCATGGGTAGGATTACACCCAAGACCAATTATATTTGGTAATAGAAGAAATTACTTTGGTTATGGTAAGGGTACATTTAATAATCTGGTAGATAACCCAGAGAATCCTGCTAATTATTTTACTGTTAATACTGTTACTGTTGGTGTTGCTACCAATGAAATTTCTTTACCAGCAGGAACGGATATTAGAACTAGTCATGGTACTGCACCAGATAATTGGTATCAATATGATAAAATACATCCTTGGATGTTAGTTGATGGAGAATGTTTTGCTAAAGGAACTTCTATTACTCAGATTGAGAGAAGTGGTACTACTGACGCTAATTTTGTCTATAAAATTACATTGAGTGCTAATACAATTAATACTGCTGCTGGTCAATTTGATGTTACGTTTAGACAAGGAACATATATTTCTTCTTTAAGTAGTATAGGAGATTTTGATCCAAATAGCACTGCATTTACTTCGCATAATCATGGTACATTTGATATTCAGATGGGTAGAGGATCATTAAATCCACCAGCAACATATCCATTAAATGATATTAGTATTGGTTCTGTATATCCTGAAAGTCTTGAAGATGCTCTAAATATTATTGTAGATACAGATCAACCATCAATGGTTATAGTTTATCTTATCAAGGCATATTAATGGCAAAATTATATTCTCAAGAAAGATCAAAATATGGCAATTTAACTGGTCAGATAATTACATGGCCTGTTGAAATAAGCCCTGATATTAATGCATCTTCAAATAGAGAGAAGTTGCCTTCTGGTTATTTAAGATGTGATGGTTCTATTTACAATGTTGTTGATTATCCACAACTTGCTGCTATTTGTGGTGTAGGTACTGCTGGTAAGTTTGTTAGAAAGAATCTTGCTGGAGAGGCATTACAATCTCTAACTGATAATCAATTTGTAGTTCCTGATTTATCATCTAAGTATCCTAAACCATCACCAGGAGCAGATGCTGGTGTTTATAAAAGTATTCGGGAAGTAAATGTTGTTAACAATGAGATTAGTCGTTCTGGTATTGGTATTGAAGCAACATCAACATTAGGCACATCTATACAGGTAACATATACAGGAACATTTACTGTTCCTACTCAAGCAATTGAACTTCGGGGTAGACCATCATGGACATGGGGAACTACTAATGGTAGACAAACAGAGAGTGAAGTAGTTGATGCTTCAGCCATTGCAGGACACATGCATTTTGGTAGTGTTAAAAGATCCAGACTTAAAGCAACTAACGAGACTGATACTACTTCTCCTTCTATTGTAAAGGATCCACAAGCTGCTGGTCTAGTTTCTTATTGGAATGCAAGCACAGTTCCAATTTATGATTGGTTAGATAATACTGTTGCTTCTGGTACTACTGCATTTCCAGGAAATAGTCAGGAGCCATGTAAAGCGATGTCATCAAGAATGGCTGCAGGTCATTTTCAATTTAAATGGGGTGCTTTTAGTGGTATATTTGTTCCAGGCGTAGGTAACCCAGTTGGTTATAGTAATGCATGTTGGAATGATGGTGATCAGTTATTTACTTCATGGAAATATAATTGTTTATTACCACCAGCCGAAGGTGGTAATGGTACAGATGGATGGGTAAATTATCCTATAAGTACAAGTCAAAGTGCATATGCACTTGATAATATGAGAGTTTCGTCAACATCTGCTGGATTTATTCTTTTTGCTTGTATTATATTCAATACAAATACACCACAAACTTATAGTGCTACATTACCTGCTAACTATGTTCAGGGTGGTGATGGAGTTCCATTAGATTGGAAGAGTGCTTCATTACATGATGTTGTACCTCTTAACAGTAACCTAAATAGTGGAAGCACTAGAATATATGCTGATCTATTAAATGAAATGAATGAAACAGAAGATCTTGTTCAATCAGGTGGTGATCCAACTAACCATTTTCATAAGGTGAATTTGGAAAGAGGAACACATAGTTTTAAATATGTTACTGATGCATTAGATTTAAATCCTGATGCATTAAAAACTACTTTAAATTTAAGTGTTGATAATGCAGTGTCTGTAGATAGTGTGGTTTCACCATTTATAGTTTTAGAATATCTAATAAAGATTTGATCCATGACAGTAGCACCAAATCCTGCATACAGGAATATTAGACAAAATTATTATACAGATAAGGCATCTGATACTACTGAAGTTGGTACTATTATTAGTACAATGAAAGCAGTTGGTAATAGTGTATATGATAACACAAAAATACCAACAACACCTAGTTATAATTTCACTAATGGACAGATTACTAGAGAGACTTCTGGTAATTCTCAAACAGAACTTAATCCAGAGTATCAGTATCCTGGGTACATATATTGTGATGGATCAGAGTATAAGATAGAAGATTATCCAGCATTGTATACAATACTTGGTAATGAATATGGTGGCACAGCGAGACCAGGATTACAATTAACTAATGGTGGAAGTGGTTATCCCAATACTGGTATGACTATTACTTTTACTGCACCAACTGGTAGTGAAGCAGATAAAGAAACTATTGAAGCAACTCTTACTGTAGTTGGTGGTGTTGTTACTGCTGTTTCTTCAACAAAATTGGGAAAAAGGTATACTAGTGCTCCTACATTTACTCTACAGAATGCAGGTACAGGTACTGGACTTGCATTAGAATTTAATTTTAATAGTGTTGGACAACTTGAGGATATTAAACCAACAAATGTATTCACATATTTGGGTGAAACTAAGAGTCTTGGTACATTTATAGTTCCAGACTTAAAGACAAGAAAGATTCTTGGATATGGTACTGTATATGGATCAGGAAGTCCTACTGCTGGACTATTAACAACTGGTGCAGGTGCAGATAAGGTAGGTGGTAAATGGTTATTTGATAAGACTTCACAAGGTGGTTATTTTTCTTTGGGTAGTATAACAACAGTTGATTATGAAAAAGTTACTGATTCTGTAGGAGCTAATATTGCTGGAACTCAATCAGTAAAGGTTAGTATTCTGAATAAGAGATTACAAGACGTTCCTCAACATAATCACTACGTTTATCATACATCTGGTGGTACTTCTATTCAAGGGTTGTCTGCATATACTGGTGATAGGTATATGGTTGAGTATAAGAGTAAAAATTCAAGATTATATCAATGGTTTCCTGTTGGTGGTCTAGCATTTGCACATAAACATGCATTATTAAAGCAACCATTATCAGATAATACTGTCGCAACCTATGATATATTAGATTACACTCCAGGTGCAGAAGGAACAGGATCATTAAAATCTTCAACACCAACTATACCAGCAATAACAAAGGATGGAAGTGCTTCTAATGTAAACAATTCAGCTAATACAATTGCTCTTACTGCTCATGGATTCTCAACAGGAGATAAAGTATTATATACTGTTGGTAAGTTAATCCAGGATGTATCTCCATCTGATGTTGACACTGGAACTGATAGTATTACTCTAACTGCTCATGGATTTACAACAGGTGATTCTACTACCTATGGTAGAGGAACTATAACCCAGGTCTTGACATCTAGTGGTAGTACAGTTGATATTGCAAATGATAAATTAACATTTACTGGTCATGGAATGACCACTGGTACTGCATTGAAATATGTTAGCACAAGTGGTACTGCTATATCAGGAATAACTGTTGGATTTACATATTATGTTAGATCAGTTGATGCTAATACTATTACATTGCATACTACTGCTGGTAATGCAACAGCAGGAACTCCAATTATTGATCTAACTTCTACTGGTGCAGGAGTACAAACTTTTTCAGTAGAAGGGACAGAAATTGCAGGATTAACTAATAATACCACATATTTTGTTATTACTACTGATGTAAATACTCTTAAACTTGCTAGTACTCTTGCAAATGCTACTGCTGGAACTGCTATTGATCTTACTAGTCAGGGTACAGGAGTACATACTCTATCAGTAGCTGGAACAGCAATTCCACCATTAACAGATAACACATATTATTATATTATTAGTGTAGATGTTAATACTATTCAATTAGCAGCAACGATATCTGATGCTTCAGGTGGTAGTGCTATTGATCTTACTGGACAAGGTTTAGGATCATTTACTCTTTATAGAGCAGCAGTTACTGGTGATGGATATTATATGGCATCTGGTGGTGCTGGTGCTGGTACATGGGAAAATGTAACAGCAATTCCAGTACCAACATTTAAAAAGTTTGGTCCTTCATCTGTTATTGGTGGTAGAACTGTTACGACTGGTGGTGTCCCTATTATTGAATATCCAGATGGACTTAATACTGAAACTAGTCCACAATCAAATTCAGGTATTACATTTCCAGCATCTTGGACTAGATTCATTGCAACTATTTTAGGTGGTGGTGGATCTGGTTCTCCAGGAAATCAAGCTGGTAATTCAGGATCTTCAAGTAATATTACATTTGGTGGTGGATTACTTACTGTTACTGCCAATGGTGGACAAGCAGGTGGTTTAAATTCAGCAAGGACTGATGGAGGACAAGGTGGAACCGTAACAGTAACTGGTACAAATGCTGGTGATATTAGTACTTTCGTAAATTCACAGGGTGCTTCTGGTACTAATGGAACAGCAGGTAGTTTTTATAAAAAACTTTTTGCATCAAGTCCAAACCAAGCAGGATCTGGTGGGGATAATCCTGGAGCAGGATATGATAATGATGGTAGTGATGGATTACACACATTAGTTTCAGACACTGAAAATCCTGGTAGTCAGAGTGCTCAGACTGGATCAGGTAGTATTAATTTGTCTAGTACAAATTATATGTACACAGAAATAAAGGTGACATTAGCAGGTGGTGATGGTGGTACTCCTACTAACTTATGTGGATGTGGTGCATCAGGTGGTAAGGGTGATACACTGGTTTTATCAGTTACTAATCCTACTAATGGACTTATAGCAGATTATCAAACTGGTGGAAGATCAAGTGGGAAGCAAGGTGGAACTGGTGGATATGGTGCTAATGGTGGTTTAGGTGGTAATAAAAATGGATCTGGTTCAAATGGTGCTGGTGGTGGAGCAGGAACTGGAATGAAGATAGGTGGTACTATTGTCGCTGGAGCAGGTGGCGGTGGTGGAGGAGGAGGGACAGATGGAAACTCTTGTGCTTGTGGACTTTCTGGTACAACTAACAATACTACAGGATGGAATAGTGATACTGCTCAAGCAACAACTGAAGCTCTTTTCAACGGTGGTGGATCTGGTGGACAAAACGCTGGATGCAACGGCGGTGGAGGAGGTGGCGGTGGCGGTGGATACGCTAACGCAACTATAACTGGTCAAGGTATTGGTAATGGTGGAGGAGTTGGTGCTGGTGCTGGACACGGTGGTGGATATGGTGGAGGTCGTGGAATGTCTGCTTACAACACTGGTATATTCACTAAAGTTTCTCAAGCAAATACTAGTCAACATGATGGATATATTTCATGGACTTGGAAGGAGGATAGAAGCTACTGGACTAACGGTGGTGGAGGCGGTGGTGCTGGAGGATATATTTACTTTGATATTTCTTCTGATAAGATAGGATCAAATGTTAGTGCTACTTTTACTGTTGGTCAAGGTGGTGCTGGAGTTGGTGGAACTGCTAATGGTGGAGCTGCTAAGGTTGAATATGGATTTGGAGTCATTACTGGATATGAGGGTGGATCAACTACTACAACTGTTGGTGATATAGTAGTTAAAGCTTCAGGTACTGATTCTAGCAATGGACCTGAAATATATCCAAGCGGTACTGGTGGTGGTAACAGTGGTGGTTTCCAACTACCAACGATACAGGTTCCTGAAGTAGAAATTCTCACTGGTACTACAGGTGGTAGTGGTGCAGATGCAACTGTAAGTGTTAGTAATGGATATGTTGATAGTATCACTAAAACTGCTGCTGGTACTAGTTATGATGATGCACCTGAAGTTCGCATTAAACATGGTGCTGGTACTGGTGCATATGCTGTAGCAACAGTGAACAATGCCAAGGAAGTTGATACTATAGTATTATCAACTCAATCTGTAAGATCAGCATATACCCATTATGTTAAAATAGGTGGAGCACCATCTGGTACTAATCCAGAAGATTATCATAGATGGATTAATATAAAAGAACATGACTGCACTAATGTTAAGAGATTTAGTATTAAATGTGCTCGTGGTAATGGATATAATGGTGGTGATTTACCAGAACAGGGTGGTGATGTACTAAAATTATATTATAATACTGATTTAAGTGATAACTTCCCATCTAATAAATTGATAGGAACTCTTGTTCCACTTCCAACTGCTGCTGAAGTAACTAGTAAGTATGATGGTGATGGTACTGGTAATGATGCAACCAAATGGTATTGGTATAGTTTAGATCTACCAACGGGAGCACAAAGTGGTACTACTAGATTTCAAATCAGACAGGAAAGACCTGCTGGCAGTGGTTCTAATGATAGTGGTACTGATACTGATCATTATGGTATATGTGATTTCATATATGAGTATAAAGAGACAACTACTCCAACATTTGTTCCTACTGATGGATCAATCTCAACAAATGCTGATGAGTTAACATATGTTGTTGAAGGTAATGCAGCGAGTATCTATACGTCTGGTGCAACTGCATTGGATGCTACATTTACTCTTAATTCACAGAATCCTTTAGTACCAGTACCAGCAATTGATCCTGATTTTCCTGTACCACTTCAGGAATCATATCATCTTTGTAAGTACTTAATTAAAGCATTCTAAATATATAAGGGAACTAGAGTAATAAGATGGCACAACTACTTTTGCAAGTAAATGCAATAACAAAACAAGTATCGTATCAAGGTGTAGAGAAAACTATTCCAGACACGTACTGGACTAGTGATATAGTACCCGCAATTTATCCTACTTGGGATGCCGATAAGGATAAACTTGTGTTATTTGCATGGTATGATAATGACTCATACATGTGCCAGAGACGTAAATATGTCATGAATTTCAAGACTAATGCGTTTGAGTGGAAAGACTATGAGATGGAGCAGGTTGATAATGGTATTGGTAAAGCATTATTTGATAAGTTTAAAGAGACATTCTTTTTAATTGATTCTCTAGAGACACAAGAGTATCAGAATGAATTTGCTAAGATACATGCTGCTGTTGGTGTTACAAGTTGGTTAACAGTTAGACTTGCCCGTAACTTCTTATTATCTGAGACTGATTGGGTATTCTTAGAGGATTCTGGTATTAGTGATGCTGATAAAGAACTATACAAGAAGTATCGTGCTAAATTGAGAGATCTCCCTGCAAATAATGCTAATAGTGATCCAAAGGATATTAAGTTCCCTATACCAGTAAAGTATTTTAAAGAGATTTATTCTAATAAGAATAATGCAAGTACAGATTATCTTGGGACAGCTGATCAATACGCAGCATTATCAGCACACTATGGTACAACATTTAGAGAGAAGTTTGCATCATATCTAATTGTTAAAGAGATAAGTGATAGTTTATACTATGATACATTCTTAACTGCATTGAAGAATTCTGAGATGGTATATGAGCCTAATCTAGGTGTTAAAGACTTTGAGAATGTTACATTCACTGATGCAGAGAAAGCTAAAACAAAAGAATATTTAGATCTTTTACTTAAATCAATTGAAAGTGGAGAGATAGGATAATGACAGTAACATCAGCTAATACATGGGATATGATTGATGCCTACTGTAATACTACAGGCAAATCTATCATAAGATTCAATAACTCAAAGATTGCAGCAGCATCAGCATCTAAGCAAGCAGAAGTTTGGACATGGTATGCTAATTTTGCTGAGGATTCTGTGCTTGATATGATGAAGACTCTTGGCACATGGGATATGGTAATAGAATTAAATGAAGATCAAGCAATAGCAAATGCAACAGCATGGTTCCCACCAAAAGAGGATGTACCCAATAAAGATGAGGATTATTATTGGGAGTGTCATGTCATAGGTAAGGATGGTGATTTTGTTTGGAGAAATGCTGACGCACCACCATCTAAGAGCTCTTGACACGTATGATATAATATAATGAAGTGAGGTGATGATTTGGCAGTAACAACTGGAACTTTGACAACTAGTGATCAAGGTCAAGTAATGAACTTTGAGCACAATCAGTTTTTAAAATATAAAAGAGCATCTGTTCCCATTGAAGCAGTTGATAGTTTGAGGTTGTACCTTGATACTCTTGAACTGAAATGGGAGGAAGGTGTTGTTAATGGATATGAAGGTGAAATCATTTATCAAAGAAGAAAGAATAAGATTGCATGGGTGAATGATCCGCATGTAAGAGAATATGTTTGGATGCAATTTATGAGTGCCAATAAAGATCCTGATTGGTGCTTTGAGATTGATGCAATGGAGGATATACAATATAGTTCATATAAAGTCAGTCAATATCCAGATGATTCTAATCCAGACATGAGATTGAATGATCATTATGAATGGCATAATGATATGGTACAAGATGTTGATGCTAAACCAACAAAGAAGTGTCGTAAACTTTCTTTGTCATTAGTATTAAATGATGATTATGCTGGTGGGTCTTTTGAAGTAGGACATTTTCATAGAGGTGAGATATTAAAAACAACGATGCCTTTGAAGAAAGGTGACATTGTAGTATTTCCATCTCAAATGGAACATCGTGTTAATCCTGTTCTTAGTGGTGAACGCAAAGTAATAGTAGCATGGGCTTGGGGTCCATTATATAAATGATGAATGGATTGGAAATATATCAAAAAGTATACACAGCAGAACAATGTAATCAACTTATTAAATTATTTGGTGATGATGATAGAAAACAGTCTGGTAAGATATTGTCACCAGATGGAATGAAAGAAGATCCAAGCATTAAAACATCAACAGATCTTCAGTTAAACTTCTTAAATCCAGATGATCAGGTGTATAAAGATATTATACTTCAACCACTTGCTGAAAGAGTAGGGTTATTCATTGAAAAATATGCATTTTTAAGTGTATGTGATAGATGGGACATAAGTGGAGAATATAATATTCAACGATACAATGAAGGTGAAGGGTTCTTCAAACCACATTGTGAACAGGGTGCTAACAATCCATATAGAATGTTGGCATGGATGGTATATTTGACTGATTCAATATCTGGTACTGAGTTCCCTTATCAAAATACTATAGTAGAAGCAAGGAAGGGCAATCTAGCAATATGGTCTGCTGGATGGACACATCCTCATAAGGGACAGACTCCTAACGTAGGTCTCAAGTATATCATA